CCGGCGGTGCTGCTGTTCATGCGGTGCCAGACGCAGTGGCGCGCCACGTCCGGCGGTGTGCTCGGGCTGGACTACGGCGTGCTGCTCCAGCTGGCGCCGGTCTACGGGGTGACCGTGGATGCTGCGATGATGGATGACATCCAGGCGATGGAGCTCCACGCCCGTGAGCAGCTGAACCGGAGGCGATGAGATGGCGGTGATGGATGCGCTGCTGCGGATCAAGGCAGACGTTCAGGGCGAGGGGCAGGTCGCTGCGCTCGGGCGGACGATGGGCAGCCTGAACAAGACCGCCACGACCGTGACCGGTGGTCTGAAAGGCCTGTCCGGTGCAGCCGGTGGGCTGATCGGTCCGCTTGGCGCGATCGGCGGCCTAGTGTCTGGCGCCGGCCTGGTGGCGCTGGGCAAGGGTGCGATCGACGCGGCCGACGACATGAACGACCTCGCACAGAAGACCGGCGTCAGCGTGGAACAGCTGAGCCGGTTCCAGCAGGCGGCGCAGAAGAGCGGCACCGACATCGACGCAGTCGGCGCGGCGATGGTGAAGCTTGGGCGGAACCTTGAGACCGGCAACAAAGGCGCGGTCTCTGCGCTGCAGGAACTGCAGGTGAACGCCACCGATGCCACCGGCAAGTTGCGGCCTCTCGATCAGATCATGCTCGATGCAGCCGACAAGCTCAGCAAGATGGAGGATGGTGGCAAGAAGGCGGCGCTGGCTACGCAGCTCTTCGGCAAGGCTGGCGCCGACATGATTCCACTGCTGAACGGTGGCCGCGCTGCAGTCGAGAGCCTTGAAGCCACGATGTCAACGAAGTTTGCCAAAAGCGCGGACGAACTCAACGACAAAATGGTGGACCTGCAGACGAGATTTACGCAGATCGGTGTAAGCATCGGCACCGCATTGCTGCCGGCAATCAACATCCTCGCAGATGGTGTGCTGGCCATTGCGCAAGGATTCAGCCAGCTGCCCGAGCCGCTGCAGGCAATCATCATTGGCGTGGGTGCGCTCACCCTTGCGCTCACCCTGCTGGCCCCTGCGATTCAGGCGGTCGTGTTTCTGCTGACCAGTCTGGGCAGCCTGAAGATCGGCGCCACGATTGCGGGCTATGCCCCGGCCATCATCGGCGCGTTCTCCACAGTGCTGGCCTGGCTAACCGGAACCTTCCTGCCCGGCCTGCTGGCGATCTTCACCGGACCGGTCGGCCTCACGGTCCTGGCCGTCGCGGCAGTCATCGCCATGGCCATCGCCTTCCGAGAGCCGATCCTGAGGTTCCTCTCCTGGCTGGCTGAGACCTTCACCGGTGCCGTGGTGGCGATCGGTAAAGGCGTCTACGACTTGTTCCTGAAGCCATGGGTGGAGCTCTTCAACGTCGGCGCCCGGGCGCCCGTGGCTGGGATGATCGCTTGGTTGCAGGCGACCTGGGCGAAGGCGGTGAACTTCATCGGCACCGCGCTGCGCAACATGGCCAACGCTGCACGCGCGCCGTTCATGGCGGTGGTGGAGACGATCCGCGGCGCCATGAATGGCGTGCTGCGGTTCATCGCTGGCGGGATCAATGCAGCGGTGCGAGCGATCAACACCCTCATCCTGGGCTACAACCGCCTGCCAACCCCTGACCTGCCGTTGATCCCATCGGTTGCCGTGCAGGCCTTCGCAGAAGGCGGCGTCGTGGATCGCCCAACCCTGGCGATGGTGGGCGAAGGCGGCGAGCGGGAATACATCATCCCCGAGTCGAAGATGGGTGCAGCCTCTGCGGCCTACCTCGCCGGCACCCGCGGCGCTGGCGTCATCACCGGCACCACCACCGCTGCTGCTGTGATCAACGTCACCACGGGCCCGGTGCTGCAGCAGGACGGCCAGCAGTGGGTCACGATGCGCGACCTGGAACGGGCGATGCGCGCCACTGAGGCCGGCACCCTTGCCCGCATCCGCACACCAGCCGGCCGCAGTGCCCTCGGGATCCGATGAGCACGATCGCCCAGGCGCAGTTCCTGCGCATCTACAGCCCGGCCGGCTCCACACTCCACCGCTGGCAGAGCTACTTCACCTCCTCGAACGTCAGCCTGTCGGGCGCCGACTGGATCCCGCAGGCGTTCGAGTCCAGCGGCATCACCGCCGGGCAGACCGGTGATGAGGGCGGCGTCACGCTCACCCTGCCGGCGATCCCTCGGGTGGTCGATGCCGTGTTCGCGGCGATCGCCGGGCAGCACCTCTGGGAGCTGACGATCTACCAGTTCACGCCGGGCAACTTCAACGAGCGCACCGTGGCGGCCACCTTCACCGGTGTGATCGTCAACAGCACAAGCACGATCACCGCCCTCACCCTGGAGCTGGGGTCCGCGCTCGAGCCGGTCGGTGCGCAGATCCCCCCGCGCACGATGACCACTAGGCTGATCGGTAAGGGGTGCCGGCTATGAGCGGACTGGTCAGCAGCGATCCTCTGGCGCTCCTGTCGATCGAGGCGGGCCTGATCCGACCGCCGTTGGCCGATGCTGCAGCGGAGGGTGACAGCCAGCTCGACAGCCCGCAGCGTGCGGCGATCCTGGGTGAACCGGTACCGATCGTGTTCTGCCGGCGGGATGAGACGGCCGGCAGCGGCGGCGTGCTGATTTCGCCCCCGGCCACTGAGGCGCGGTTCTCGAACGACGCCAGCAACGCGGTAACGGCCTCCTACCACCTGGTCCTGTCGGAGGGGCAGATCGGCTCGATCCAGGTGCGGGACATCTTCCAGAGATCCTGCAGGGTCGGCACCCATACCCAGACCTACGACCGCCGCGCGGGCAGCTGGACCCCGGGCAACTTCGTCACGGCGCAGACCGGCTACACCATGCCCGAGTGCCCGTACTACTGCGGGACGGTCGGGGTCTACTCGGGCATGTCCACGCTGTCGTTCACGGTCACGATCCCGAACGGGTTCGACCTGTGGAACCGGCAGGTTCATGCGTTCATCCGCAACGGGATGCACGTCACCCGCCTGTTGGATGGTGTGTTCGGCCCGTCCAACAACTTCGCGGACCTGGTCAACTGGGCGCTGGTGAACTGCGCCAGGCTGCCGGCCGGGCAGATCGACCTCACCAGCCTGCAGGCGGCGGCGCGGTTCCTGGCGGCGAACAGCTTCAACTGCGACATCGCCATTACCGAGAGCCAGAACCTGGGCGATCTGCTGGCGGGCATGGCCCCCTACTTCCTGCTGGCGGAGACGCGGAGCCAGGGGCGGCGGGGCCTCCGGCCGCTGCTGCCGGTCAACAGTGACGGCACGATCAGGACGACGGCAGTCAGCTGGGTGGCGACCTTCACCGAGGATCACATCCTGCCGGACGGGTTCGAGATCACGTTCAGCCCGCCGGCGGATCGGCGCCCGTTCTGCGTGCAGACGATCTGGCGGCAGCAGCTCACCGATGACGTCGGCATCATCCGCACCAGTGAGGTGAGATACACCGGCGAGGCGGCGGACGGGCCCTATGAGCAGCACGACCTGAGCGCGTTCTGCACCCGTGAGAACCATGCCGTCAAGGTCGGCGCCTACATCCGGGCGCGGCGGCAGTTCATCACCCACAGCGCGCGGGCGCAGTGCCGGTCGGTGGACTTCCCCCCGAACCTGGCGCCTGGTGACATCGTGCGGGTCACCTTGCAGCGGACCCCGAGCGATGGTGCGGCATCTGAGCACGACTACCTGTACCAGGTGGACCGGATCAGCAAGAGCGCGGCGGGTGATGTGAGCATGGACCTGATGCACTTCCCGATCGACAGCAGCGGGCGCAGCCTGGTGGCGCTGGCGGTGGCGAACGCCACGGGCACAGGGATTCTGCTGACCAGCAACCGCACGGGCGTGAGCTGTGATGTGAACAGCAGCGCCGATACCAGCGTGCCAACCGAGGAATACCAGACGGGCACGGCGGCAGACAATGAGGTGGTGATGACGGCGCCGGCTGCAGAGGCCCCGCCTCCGGGTGGTGGTGGCAGCCTCGACACGATCGACATCGGCTTTAGTGAGGCGCGATGGGAGGGCCTCGATCTGGTCTTCACCCTGCAGCTGGTGCCCTATGGCGAGGCGCCGGACGAATCGCTGGGTGCGCTGGATGCCACGGTGAAGAGCGGGCAGGTCGTGGCCTATGACGCGAGCGATCGGCCGGTGATCCCGCAGCCGGCCAGCCTGCCGTCGGTGGATGTGACGGAGACCGTTGCGGAACCGTGGGAGACGGATCGGCCGGCGGAGTATGCGCTGTATCCGTTCCCGCCGGTGGACTACGTGTTCGAGAAGGAGTTCCGGGTCACCTTCCAAGAGTCAGACTTCCCGGCTGAGGGGTACTACGTCATGCCGCTGGAGATCACCAGCACCAGCGGGGGGTTCGATGATGTGTTCGCGATCAATACCGCGCGGGTGAGGTTCGAGTCGCGCACGCCGACGCTCACGCCGTTCTTCGTGGTTGCCTGCAACACCCCAGGCGAATCGACCGATGACCTGACGATGACCTACCCAGGCCAGAGCCCGGTAGCGGTTGAGTTTGCCAATAGCCTCGGGAATGAAGTGACCTATGAAGCGCGGATCTTTATCTGGTCAGACGATCAAGCCAAGAAGGACGCGGCATCCGCGATCGTCACCGCTGAACTACCATCTGTGACTGTGGTTGCCGGGGTGCAAACAATGACGGCAGCGGTTCCTGTCGATGGAAACATCTACGTCATGGAACTGGCCAACGATGAAAATGCCAACGGATGGGGCGGTGTTGTCGGCGCCGGTTTCGTTGAAGTATCTGGATCGTTCTCGGTCACTGATGGCACAAGCATCGACGTTGACCAGACGTCGAATTTCAACCTGGTGTGGAACGTCCCGTAACTCATGCCTACCTTCCCCGCCATCGCCCCCAGGTCACGATCGTTCACGCCTGGCGAGTATCCCCATGCTGCCTTCACAGCGCTGAGTGGTGAGCAGAGCCGCGTCAGGCACAGCGATGCGGTGGTTGGCGGCTCGCTTGATCTGAGCTTCACCCGGCTCACGGAGGATGAGCGGCTCTCGATTGAGCTGCACTACCTGGGGCAGCAGGGCGAGTTCCTGCCGTTCAGCCTGCCGCCTGAAACGCTCTCAGGCTTCAACCCCTACCAGTTCCTGATCGGTGCCGGGCAGTGGCGCTATGCCGAGCCGCCGGAGATCGCGGACTTCTGCGGGCCTCACCACGATGTGCGCGTGCGGCTGGTGGCTGCAACCGGCGGCGCACCCGGGGCAGACCTCGGACCGATCACGCTGAGCATGACGAGCGGCGCGGCGGTGCCTGCTGCCAACGGCCTGGCCCGCACCGTCATTGTGACCTTCACCGCTGGCGCTGCCTCCGTCTGACCATGGCCACCTTCCCCGCGCTCGAACCCAATACCCGCAGCTACCGGCTCCCCCGGTTCCCGGTCACGATCCAGCCGGCATGGGGCACCGAGGCGGTCCGGTTCAGCCATGGCCCGAAGTCGTTCGGCTACATCCTGACCCTCGGCTACGAGAACCTCCCGGCGGCTGATGCGGCGCTGCTCCGCGCACACTTCCGCGGCCAGGCCGGCGGGTTCGACGCCTTCACACTGGACCCTGCTGTGACCCGTGGCCATGGCGCTGCAGACCTGGCACCGGCCTCGACCCTCTGGCGTTACACCGGCCCACCGGAGGAGACGCACCGCAGCGGCGGGTTGGTAGACGTGGAGGTGGAGCTGGAATCCGTGCGCGGCCTGGTGGTCTCAGGCGCTGGCCTGACGCTGATCTACAGCATGGAGGCCGGGGCAGTGACGGCCGGCTCCACCGCACCGGCCGCAGACCTCACCATCACCGCGACCCTGGAGGCCGGAGCCGGCACCGGAGACTAGGATCAGGGGCAGCACCATGGCGCTGCATAGATGGCCTCTCTGATCTACAACTCCGCCGTCGATGACATGGCCAAGGGCGCCATCGACTTCGACACGGACACGTTCAAGGTCCTGTTGGTGACCTCCAGCTACACCCCCAACAAGGACACGCACGACAAGCGGGACGATGTCACCAACGAGGTGAGCGGCACCGGCTACAGCACCGGCGGCGCTACCTGCACGGTCACGGTCACCAAAGACACGGCGAACGACAAGGTCACCATCAGCCTCGGCGCCGTCTCCTGGGCCAGTTCCACGATCACCGCACGGGCGGCCGTCTACTACAAGGCACGGGGCGGTGCATCCAGCGCCGATGAGCTGGTGGCCTACAACGACTTCGGCTCCGACATCAGCACCACCGGCGGCACCTTCGCGGTCGCGGCGTCCACCATCACGCTGCAGAACTGACGATGGAACGGAACATCCCGGACAACCCGACGCACGGCGAGGTGCTGCGCGCCATCGGTCACCTGGAGGGCAAACTGGACAGCATCCATGATGCGATCCAGCACAACCGCACCAGCATGATGGAGGCGTTCCGCCGGCTGAATGAGGTGGAGAAGCGGGTTGCGCAAGGCGTGATCCTGGCGATCGTGCTCTCGATCATCGTGCCGCTGTTGGTCACGATCGCGGAGCCGCGGATCTCCATGCCGCAGCACCAGCAGGACCAGCCGGGGCGGCGGCAATGACAGCACCGGCCGAGCTGGACATCCTGCAGTTCTTCGAGCATTGGCGCGGCCTGCCCCATCAGCGCGCGGCGGTGGCGCAGCTGTGGGAGAAGGTGCCGGCCAGCCTGAAGAAGCACGACGCCAGCTGGTATCGCACCTGGCAGGCGGACGGTAAGCAGACGCAGCCGCGGACGCTGAGCAACCCGCTGCAGGTGCCGTACTACAGCCAGCGGGACTCGGCCACGGAGCACGCGCTCCGCATGTGCTTCAGCTCGGCATGCGCCATGCTGCTGGCCACCATCCGCCCGGGCACGCTGCAGGGGCCGAACGCCGATGACACCTACCTGGGGCGTGTGCTCCGGTATGGCGACACCACGGACCCCACGGCCCAGGTGAAGGCGCTCCAGTCGTTCGGCGTCACCGCCCGGCTGGTGACGGACGCGGACTGGCAGACCGTCTGTGACCAGATCGATGCCGGCATCCCGGTGCCGCTCGGCATCCTGCACAAGGGCCCGGTCTCGGCACCCTCGGGCGGCGGCCACTGGATCACCGCGATCGGCTACGACGCGAACAGCCTGACGGTCCATGATCCGTTCGGAGACCTTGAACTGGTGGCCGGGCTGTATCTCAACAACTGGGGCGCGCGCCTGCGATACAGCAGGAAGAACCTCGGTCCGCGTTGGATGGTCGAGGGCCCGGCCACCGGCTGGGCGATGATTGCACAACCCTAGGAGGACACCATGACCCCCACTCAAGTCGAGATCGCTGCGCTCGCT